TGCCCGCCTCCAGAACCCTGTATAGCTCCACCCAGTAAGCCAGTGCCGAGCCTACCCATTAGCTCTGCCTGACCGATACCGGCCCCGAGAAGGGCGTCTAGACCCGCTATGGAGGCTTCGCCAAATAGGCCAGTGCCATATAGCTGACCACGTTGCGCCAACTGAGAGGCCAACAAGCCGCGCTGAAGGGCATTTTGAGCCTGAGCCTCCGGCAGATACGCCGCACCCAATAGCTGAGTGCCAAGTCGTGCCTGCTGTGCCTGTTCTGCTTGGGCTTGCTGGATGGCCGCCAGTGAGGCCCTAGCCTGAGATTCCTCTTGGGCCTTGGCTAACGCTAATTGCTCTGGTGTGCCGCCAAACATGGCTGTTTGAACACCTAATCGACCCTGACTAGCCAGCCTTTCTTCAAGGGCCAGACGCTGACGCTCTTCTTCGGCAAGTTGTGTAGCCCGTATACGGTCGTAAATGTCTTGCTCACGGGTTGCTCGATCTGTTGTAACAGCATCAAGAAGGGTTTGCGCGCCAGTAAATGCGCCTGATGAAATAGCCTGTTCTGTTGGGCTATAAACAGTCTGGATGTTTGGCCCTATCATTGGGCCTGCGCCAGTAAACGCACCGCCACCTGCACCACCCGCGCCACCTGCCGCACCACCACCAACAAGGCCAGCATTTCTAGCAGCCGCAAACTCTTGGTTAGTGACGACCCCATCGTTGTTAATGTCAAAGCCACGCATACGAGAAAATTCTTGATTAGCTATGGCTTGCTCTCGGGTTAAGTTGGGGTTTTGCTCCATCAACTGATTGATTCGGTCTGCTCTGCTCATTTCGGCAAACGATCCGGGGGCAGGTATGCCTACGCCAAGGCTAGTACCCGTGCCTGTCGTAACGGTAAATGGCTTGAACTGAGATCGCGCAAAAGCCTCTTCAGCAATCTGACCTGCGCCTGCAAGCCCACGCTCGCCAATCGCGCCAAGGCGATCATAAGCTCCCATAAGACTTGCAAGCCCGCCAACACCTGATGCAACCGTCCCAAGGTTTCCTAAAACTGTATTAACTAAACCACCAAGAAAACTGCCTTGGCCGCCAACGTCTTGAATTAATTGGTCGATAGACTGAGATGAAGCGCCTGAATAGTCATATCCCCCACTGGTCGTAGAGCCAGCATAATTTCCTGATGGGTTATAACCTTGGCTGGGACTTGTTAGCCCCTGCAACTCATCAATCATGGCAAGTTCTTCAGCAGTAGCCATTAGTACGTTCCTCTCACTTTAAAAACCATTACAGCGTCTTACCTATCAACGCCAAAACATTCATTTCCTGTAGGGATATAGAGCTACCGTTTACTTCTGTTTGCAAACCTACCGTAATCACGGTGCCATTACCCGTACAATTTAAAGACTTGCGGCTAATCAAGTCGCCTAGCGAAAACTCAACAGCCGTATATTCTGACACGCCATAAAATCCCGGCGTCGATGTACCCACCCTAAACCGCGACGTATTGGCCTGAACTGAAAAGTCATACGTCCAGCTAAGAATGATGTCTGCGTTGTTGCCGCCAATAATCGTGGGCCGTATCTTTTTGAGAATCTTAATCTTTGACGGGTCGCCAAAAGTTAGGCCGGGGCTGGTATATCGAAAGATGTAAGACGAATTGTTGTCATCAAATCCATCATAAGTGCCAATACCATCAACCGTGCCAATGTAGATGTCGCCATTGCGATCCCTAGCAAAACTTTTGAAATTAACACTAGGCCACTTGGTTACACGAAATGAGCCGTTTTCTAGCCTGCCCCTAAGATCAAAGCAGTAAATAAGGTTGCTATCGGGTAAGCCTAATAGATAGAAGTAGTTTTCAGGACTGTAGACACTGGTAGCTGGGCTGGTTTTAGCCGCCAAGAACCCAATCAACTCCTGCTTAACATTCCGGCTTAGGTCAGATACCGGCAATGACTTTTCTTGAATAACCCGGCCAAGGCTTCTCAAACCGTCATCGCTCAAAAACAGCAGGTCAGTACCAATGCTTTGCACTGTCTTACGGTCGATACAACCAACGCCGCTAATCGTGTCGGCGATCGACATAGACGCGGGAGTATCTGCGTTCTGATAAATAATGATGCTGTGTTCGCCAAAAATAACCAGCAGGCCGTTATGCGCGGCCAATGCCACTACCTTATCTGCGCCATTAGGCCATGCCTTGGATACGTCGATAGAGCCGCTAGAGCCACCAGTAAAGTCGTCGCCATCCAAAAGGTCAGACCAGTAGATAGTGGTGTCATTGCTTAAGGTGCCTACCACCCACAACCGACCAAACCCAGCAATTACCTCATGGCAATACTGGTTAGATGTAACTGATGACCCCGATACAGCGGTCATCTTGGTCACTGCGCCAAGACTGTTGCTATAAACTAACGGCTCGTAGCCACGCTGAAAGAAGTACGCATGGTCGTTAAAGTTTACGATCTTCCAATCATTAGCCGTAATGGTGTATGACGCAGGCGTAGCATCTACCAACGTAGTCGTGCCGGTCATTATCTTGTTGTTGCCAGTGCTAAATATGACCTCGTTACCAGCACTGTCGTAAAACTCATGGATGTTGTGGATATAATCTGTACCCAGCACCGTCTTGGTGGTCGTAATGACGCTGTTGCCCTGACGGGAAGCCAATCGGCCCTGTCGATCAATAATCGCGTTATCTGCCGTTTCTGCGAATGACGTATCCTGAGCAATAGGAGAGTCTTCCGAGTTAACGCCCTTAAAGGCAGGAGCGACAAGATCAATACTGCGTAACGGCTGTGCCATAACCTATCCTACGGTGTGTAGAAGATTGTCTCTTCTGGGTGTTTCTGGGCATCCAGCGCAATCGCATCAGACAAATGCTTGTCAGCAATCGCAAAGTATTCAGCAGTAGACGTACCGCCCGTCTCACCTCTTTCACGCGATAACAGCGCAATCGCCATGTGTATGACGGGGGTGCTGGGTATCGCCAAGGTGTCTGAGTTGGCACTTAGGTCTACGTTTCTAATAACCATCTTCGCCTTCAACGAATAAACGCCGTCAGGCTTGGGGTACACGTCAATTTGAGTATCACCACTGCCATCTACGCCGTTGTAGGTAAAGTAACGGGGTGAGCCAGATACAGGGGTGTTGACGAAGAACTCATTGTCAAACCATGCCTGAGTCTGATATTCCATTTCGGCATTAGAAGTATCGTTGATAATCCTAAATACCTTGCCCTCGTTACCACTCCCCGTAAGCGAGTAGGTGTAGTCATCGGCTGCGGTCGTAATCGTCAGCATGGTGCGTAACGCAGACCAATCCCATGCGGTTTCGATCAGGTTTTTCGCATCGTTTACATAGTCGCCAACCATTGCGCTATATGTGCTTTCCGATACGTTACTTACCTCGTCTTCTCTAAGACGCCGCAATACGTTGTTGACCAAATTTAAATATGTCATACGGCCTTCTCATTCAATAAAGTGCCAAATAAACTGTTTAACGCCCGACCTGAAGGCTTGTCTCCGTGAGGAATTGACATTGCCTGGGCTAGGGCTTGATTTAACTGAGCTACCGCATCTTGCTGCCTAATAATGTCTGAAAGCATTGTCGGTGCTTGTATGCGAATATCTCGTTGAGTCAACGGCTCAAAAGGCGTAACGGTTCTAGGCACACTTGCTGCAGCGCCAAGCCCAACGCCTTTAAACAAGCTAAGGAGGTCGCTTTCCCCATCTTTAGCGCCATCGCCTTCCGGGTCTTTTGTTTCCGTTTCTGTGTCTTTGCTTCTTGCGGCAATATCTGACATTTCAGCATCTTTCTGAAATATCTGCTCTTGAGTTTCGCCGTCTTTGTCATTTAGATCGCCAGATTCGCCATCCTTATCTGATTCTGGGTCTTTAAATTCTGACTCTGGATCGCCAATATCTTTTGTGTTGGCTAATTCGCCATCCTTATTTGATAGCGCCTCAACTACAACTTCCCCATCTTTTGTCGTTAGGTCAGCATTTTCATCTTCGCCATCTTTGTTGTTTAAGTCGCCAGTTTCGCCATCTTTGGTGGTATCTGCTTGGGTTTCACCGTCTTTACTGCCGATAACGTCAGAAACCACCTCAGTATCTTTTGTTGTAATGTCAACATTTTGATCTTCGGCGTCTTTTGTTTCGTTTAGGTCAGACTGCTCTTCACCATCTTTGGTGGTGTCAGACTGCTCTTCACCATCCTTAGAGGCATCATTCTGATCCTCTCCATCTTTTGTCCCAATAACATCAGAGGCTACCTCAGTATCTTTTGTTGCAAGATCAACATTTTCGTCTTCAGCATCCTTTGTTTCATTTAGGTCGGATTGCTCTTCACCGTCCTTAGAGCCAAGGTCATCAGTTTGATCTTCACCATCCTTGGTAGAGTCTGTTTCTTCTTCACCATCCTTTGTAGTATCGCCAATAGAGTCTTCCCCATCCTTGTTGCCTATTGAGGCATTAACGGATTCAGCTAAGTCCTTGTCTTTCTGCTCTGCTTCTGCGCTAGAATCTGGGGTCGTGTCTTTTAGGGCTTGTTCAGCAGCATCTTTTGCTGTCTGCTCTGCATCCTTGTCCTTTTGCTCTGTTTCTTCAGGATCTTTAAATTCTGATTCTGGGTCGCCAACCTCTTTATCTTTTGCTTCTGCTTCTGCTTCTGCTTCTGCGTCTTTCTCGTCCTTTTCTCCTTCGGCATTATCTTTTTCTTTTGTTTCTTCTTCGGCTACTTGAGCGTCTTTTTCTTCTGCTTCTGCAGCATCCTCCTTGTCCTGCTGCTCCGCCTCATCTTTGTCCTTTTGCTCATCTTCTTGAGCTTCTTTGTCCTTTTCTTCCGTTTCTGTTTCTTCTTTATCTTTTGACTCTGCCTCTGTGTCTGAGTCGTCGTCATCCTTTTTTTGCTGTTCAGTTCTATTGTCTTTTTGGGTCTGCTCTGCAGCGTCTTTCGCGGACTGTTCGGCTATGTCTTTAGCCAATGCCTCGGGGTCGCTAAAATCCTTTGGGATTGACTCAGTAATAACCGTCCCGTCAGAGTCTTTGAAAAGGCCGCCTAGCGCTGTTTCGCCTTCTTTATCTGCATCTTTGGTGGAAGTGTCGGCGTTTTCTTCCTCAGCATCTTGATCCTCATCTGAGTCGCCTTCTATCCAGTTGCCGCTTTCATCAATATTGTCAGCGTTTTCCTCTAGCCACCTTTTTCCTTTATTTTGAATCGCCTCTGGCGCATCTGAATTAGAAGCCGCCGCAGTTGCTTTATCTACAGCATCCTGGCCTGTAAGGCAGACACCGTTTGCATAGTATCCGCCAGATGCGTTACACGCTTGTCGCTCCGCTCTTATCTCTGCGCGAGCAATAGCGTTTGACGTGCTGGGTCTTGGCCCCAAATTCCCAAAAGGCTGTCCAGTTAACGGGTTTATGGGGCCAGAAACACCGATTCCGCCGCCATAACTTTGATTTATCGCATCACTTGCATTGTCTTTTGCGGTTTGCTCTGCAATTTCATCAAAAGAGGGAGGAACATAAACCATTATTTAGCCCTCAGCTTCATGAGCTTGTCAGCACCACGGATTCCAAATGACGCAGATACTGCAAGAAACAGTAGATACTGATACCAATCAGGCAGAGTAGATAGAACGTCAAAGCTGTAACGAACACGATCAACAACACCGGCATCGTCAGCCACAACAGAATATCCAAGGCAGAATAATGGGACTGCGAGTACAATCGTCCAAAACTCGTCTTTCCACGAGTTGCCAGACGCCTCAGCCATTTTTTCTTCCCATGTAGCAGTGTTGCTAATGACCTGCATCTTTGCCTGATGCTTAGCTTGAGACTGCTCATGGCGATTGTTCATCCATGTCTTGGCGAGTCCTGCAACTGGGCCTAACAGTGCTTGTAGCATTAGTCATCATCCTTTACAAACCGGCCCTTAGCGTCACGCTTTTGCTTGCGACCTGTTAGCCCTTGGACTGTATCGGTTTCCCAAATACGGATGCCTGTCCAGACAATAGTAAATAGAGCGGCGATAGGCGGAAGAATAGAGCCAAGAGTGCCAAGCATCGTGACAATGCTGACGCCATCTATAACCTGCTTTGTTGTTTCTTCCATCTTCAATTTCCCGACACCGATTTAAAAATAAACGTAATAAGGAACCCGGCTATGCCTACAAGAACTGCAATCCAAAATGATTTGACTATTGCGTCCTTTGCCTCTTGTTGTGCATAAACCTCTCTCTGTCTTTGCGCCTGAACTTCTTTCATGCAGTTACGATACTCTTCCAAACCTTCATTACCGTATGCATACTGCAATAATGTCACCAATTCTTTTCTTTGGTTTTCTATCCTTTTCTTTGCGGCAAACATCTGGGCCGCTTCTGCCTCTACCGAGTTTGCAAACACCACTTGTTTAAGTGGGTTGTTTCGTTTCTGTTGCCTTTGGTTCGCATATAAAACATCTGATGCGTGACCCTGCCATCTAGCTACTACCTGAAACGTATCCTCTATGGACTTGCCTGCTTCGATAAAGGCTCTGACCCCTGCGTATGCTTTCGTAGCCGCCGCCGCCGCTGTAATCGGGTCAATCATTTGTCACCTCGTATATAACGTAAGGATCGCAATATGAATTAGGCCAAGGTAAATACCAGGTGTACGTTTGATCTGATTCGCTATTTATCTCCTTGTATCGACAAATCCTGTAATGCTCTAACCTCGTCCTACTGCCTATCGCCCATGTGTAAATATAGGTATCAAGCACCAAATACAGGACAATAATCTCCACATATCACGCATTAGGATCAACCCAATTTGGGTTTGCCACCCATTTTGGATCAGCGCTAGGATTGTAGGTATACCGATTGCCTGTCCAGTTGCTAGGCGCATCTGTGACGCTTTCAGTCAACGTAGCGTTGCTAGAGTTTAGGTCAGAAATGTAAAAATCCGGTGACGATGGATCGCCAACAGTAATTTTGTCGGAACCCATAGCCACAGCCTTGCTGTCTTCAAAAAGATACTTGGACAGCTTGGTTGAGTTTTCAGTAATTGTTTTCACATTAACTCCTTGATACAAGTAATTTAGTAGATGAAATAGCAACGCCAGCCACTACAGAGGGAGTTCCTGCTGTTGTGCTTAAAGTTCCGCCACCTTGGACATAATAAAGCTGGCCCGCTGTTAGACCGCTTTGAGCATCATCGACAGCGCCAATAGTTTGTATGGTTGCTGTATTTGTATCTGAATACGCCGCGTCCGCAATCCCTACATAATTTTCTGTTGTAAGATTTGTTGCAGACGTAGTAACCACCACAGCCTTACCCTTGCTTGAATCGCCATCATCGTGATAAGCAACAACAAACTGGCCTGAACTACTGTCGTATGCAATTGGCGATTGCTCTACATCTCCAGCTAATTCTATTGAAGTGCCAAAAGAAATAGATGTTCCGCTTACAGTGCCGACTCTAAAGTCAAGCGCATCTGCGTCACTTCCATCTCTCCAAACAATTCCAATTTGATTTAAACCTGAATCAAAAGCGGCCTTGGTATATACCGTAGTGCTAGACGCAAAAACAACGGCTGTACCAAACGATATGGACGTACCAGACACCGTACCGACAATGGCTGTACCATAGGCAGAATTTCCATCATCTCTATAGGCTATAACAACCTTGTCGTTGGACGAATCAAATACCGCAGAGGTAAATTGAACGGCGCTGGAGCCAGAGAAGACCACCTCTGAACCAAACGATATTGAGGTTCCACTTACGGTTCCTACAATGGCCGTCCCGTAGTTTGAGTTGCCGCCGTCTCTATACGCTATGACAACCTTGTTATTAGACGAGTCAAATGTTGCTGTGTTGTTTGTGCTGTTTGCAGAGTTGTAAGACACCTCTGACCCAAAACTAATAGATGTGCCGCTTACTGTGCCAACAATGGCTGTTCCGTGGTTGGAGTTGGCGTTATCTCTATAGCAAATAACAACTTTGTTATTGCTAGAGTCAAAGGTAATGGCCTGCTCTGTACTTTCCCCGGAGTTGTAAACAACTGCCGTTCCAAATGAGATAGACGTTCCGCTTACAGTGCCGACAATAGAAGTGCCATAGCTGGAATTTCCGTAATCAATGTAAGTTATAACAACCCTGTTTGCATTGGTGTCATACGTTATACCTTGCACGGAAGTTGAACCTGCCTCAAATTCAACAGGCGTTCCAAAGCTAATGCCTGTGCCGCTAACAGTTCCGACAGCGGCTTTGCCTTTGTCGCTATCGCCTGCGTCGTTATAAGCAACAATAATCCTGTTAGTGTCTGGGTCGTAAACACTAGCCGCAAACGAGCCTATTGCACCCGACTCAAACTCAGCCGCAGTTCCCTTTGTAGGCGGATCGCTTGCAGTAAACCCAACCTGAGCTACATTTCCGTCTGCTTTAATAATGCAAGGCTTGCCGTTTGCAATAGAGCCAGAAGCCGTAGCAGTAAAAGATGGAGAAGGATTAATAGAATCAATTTGAGTTTGAATGTTAGATGTAACGCCGTCAACGTAATTGAGTTCCGCTGTTGTGGCCGTGACACCATCAAGAATATTTAATTCAGCAACAGTGGAAGTAAGGCTTGTAATCTGAGTTGCCGCAATAGCCAAAGCCGCTTGGTGTTGCGTGACGCTAGATTGAGTAATGTTTGCGTCAGGCACATTAGCCCACGTTACATTTGCAGACAAATCGTTGACTTCTGAAATAAGAGGGATAGTAGCCGCAACGTAGTCAATAACAGCGGCGTTAGTAGGAATCTGATTATCTACATCCGAAAAGGTTTCAGACGATAACGTAACTGCACCAGCATCAATATCAGAAAACGCAACGCTAGTTAGTACAGCAGAACCGCCTACCGTAGCTGATGTAGCCGCAAGCGTAGTAAAAGTGCCTGCCGCCGCAGTAGAGCCGCCAATAACCATGTTATCTGCGGTGCCGCCATCTAGGTTGGCGGTAGTAATCGTGCCAAGGTTGCTGATAGTTGCGCCGCTGAAGTTGACAGTGCCACTGGCCGTTAAGTTGGTAAACGTACCTGCACCAGCAGATGAACCGCCAATCGTAGCGCCGTCTACCGTACCGCCGTTAATGTCTGCGGTTGTTGCGGTTAGGTTAGTAAAAGTACCGGCGGCTGCTGAATTAGCGCCTATCGTTGTGCCATCAATAGCCCCTGCGTTTATGTCAACAGTGGGGATGGTAACTGTGCCGGTAAAAGTTGGGCCTGCTGTATCAGACTTCGTAGCAATCGCAGTCGATATAGCATCAAATTCTGTTTCAAACTCTGTGCCGCGAACAACCTTGTTGGTATCGCCACCAGGGAGAGTATCTTTAGCCGCAAAGTCAGTAGTCTTGGTGTAGTTAGCCATTGGTAGTTCCCAGCCTGAAAAGAAGAAAGGGGGCCGAAGCCCCCGTTTGGATTAGGCAGATGGTACTGCCAAGACAAATCCAGCTTCAGGACGATACACCTGAACACCGTAGAGGGTGTCGGCGGTGTACAGAGTAGACAGGTACTCCTGCTTGTACTGAGTCTGGGAACGAACGGCAAGTTGCTCTGCCATCACGACTGCTTCAGTGTGGAAAAGCATCGCCGCACGAGTGTCAACGCTAGACGCGGTGTTGTCAGCCGCCGCCTCAATAGTTCGGCAGTTGGCAGAAACGTAAACGTCTACACCATACAAGTTGCCGATCAGGCCGCTGTTGACTGTACCGCCAGATACAAAGTCTGAAGACACATACCGATCAATACCCATAATCGCGTTGCGCGTTGCGGGCGGGATAATCAGGTTGCGATTTTCCATCGGTACGTTGTTGTCATCCAGCTTCTGGATCATGTCGCGGAAAAACGCATCCGTGAACTCGTCACCAGCTACCAGAGTGTCATCAGTGTACTGAGTGGTAGTGCCACCATCATTGAAGAAACAACCAGTGTGCTGGTAGTCAGTAGCGGCAGGGCTGAATACAACAGCACCACCATCACCAAAACCAGTACCAGCCGCATGAAGGTCATTGTCAACCTGAACAGCCAGCGAATAACCAGCGTCTTCAGTATAGAACTGACGCAGAGATGACAATGCTTGTACCTCTACGATGTCCTCGATCAGACGCGAGTATTCAAAGTGACGGTTAATCGTAACTGTCAACTCTGACTCTGTGTTGGCAATGATCGTTACCGCAGTATCAGCCGCCTTAGCGTTGGCATCACCACGAGTAGGCTTCGGGATATGAATAACGTCACCCTTCTTGCCGTTCATAGCGATACGCTTGACAAGGGGAGCCATTTTCAAGTTCTTTTGATAAGAAGCAATAATCTCATCTGACCAGATTTCTGGTACAAAAGTTGCCGCTTCTGTTAAGGCGGTATTACCCGCCGCGCCTGGATAAGTTGCTGTAGCCATGAGAAATCTCCTTTAGGGCTATCTAACGCGACCCTCGGCGTAGGCTTTCAGCAGTTCATCCGAAAGACTTTGATAACGCTCTGGGTCATCTCGCATAAGTTTTACAATGTCAGCGCGACGATAGACCTTCTTCCTTGTCCCCTCTGTGGAACCGCGAGCGTTACCAGTGTTTGCAGACTTCACAGTATTTTTACGAGCCGCCAGTTCTGCGTTAGCAGTTTGTTGGACAACCTGATTACGCTCTTTGTAAAGCGAAAACAGTTCATCCGCAGCGTCATAGTCATACCGTTGGTCGGCATCCACAAATAACTTTGTCCTAACCTTTGACCCTTTAATCCACTCGGCAAACTTAGGGTCTTGCAGTATCGTTTCCATCTCTGGGTGTTTGGACTTCAACTGTGCAAGAGTAGCCTGTTGTTTGTACTGTTGAGTGTACGCCTCCGCTTCCTTGATCTTGGGGTGGTTAGCAATACGGCTATCCACAGCTTTTTGAGGATCAACGAAGAAATCAACATCTTCGCTATCGTCTACTTGCTGTTGCTCAGGTGCTTCTTTAGCCGAGAGTTCTGTCTGGATGTAGTTGTCAACCACTTGCCGCAATTCGCCAACTTCGTTTCGCTGTTTGCCTGAAAACTTTTCAAGTTCCTGGTGCATCTGTATTAATTCTTCAACAGACTTACCTTTGTACTTTTCTGGCACTTCAGGCTCTTGAGGTTGTTCCTCTACAGGTGCCTCAACAGCTTCAACGACCGACTCTTGCGGTAGTGTGGTGTCCACCTCATCTGGACGCTCATCAATAATTGTCGCTCTTGACATTACTTAACTTAGCCCCGCCTTATCAAAGGTTGTGGAGATATTCAAAGTTCACCCGCCTCTCGACGAGCTTCCCTTCCTCTTCGTCCCGCTTCCTCATGTTCGCGTACCCACTTCATGTGGCGTCCAGGGAAATCCCCAGTAGATCCATCTAACACGAACGGAGTCGCCGAAACGACCTTCGTAGCTACAGCGCCGCAACCGCACCTATGGGTTGTGGTTGTGCTGTCTACAAATTCTTCAAACAAATGACCGTTTTCGCACCTAAAGTCAAAAACCCTAATCATCTGCTCCTACCAAATCGTCATAACTGTTGTTTATCGAATCTTCAAACTTCAACAGATATACCAATACTTCTAGCTGACCCTGCCTGAAAAACAGATCTTCAGCATCTTTTATCACCGCGACATTATTAATAGTCGCCGCGTTCTGTGTCAACTCTTCCGTTAGCTGCTTCCAGCCATCACTTCTGAATAAATCAAAGTAATCGTTGTAATACTTTTCATCTTCACGATTCATCAGGCTTTCTTTTTCCTTCTTCTGCCAGATGCAGTCACTGCATACTTAACGCGCTTTGGCCCTGTTTTCTTGGCTTTAGCGGCATCTTTTTCCGCCTTCGTCATCTTGGCGGCTACCTTTTTGGGCCTACACGCAGGGTACGGACGCTTTGAGCCTTTAGCCTTTTTACGACCGCAAGGCTTTCCGGTCTTAATATCGACCCACTCTTCCTTAAACCACTTGGTCAAGCCGCCTTTGGTCTTAGGCATAGGTGCCACCACGCTTTTTGTATTCCCGCACCAGCCACGCATTGGCGTAAGCGCTAGGGTATACATCAAACTTCTTCTTGGCCTCGGCCTTTACCCGCGCATATAACGCCTTGTTCTTTGGCGTTGGGCTACCGGATTTCTTTTTAGGCTTGGCCTTTTTCTTGGCAGGCATTACTTCTTCGCCTTCTTCTTCTTAGCCTTCTTCTTTTTTGGCTTTGGCTTGCTGTACGCCTTCATCCCATAACCCATAACAGCCTCCTATTTGCCCTTGTGGACTTTCTGAACCTTGAAATCAGCCGACTTTGACGCGCCTTTGTGGGGTTTGTACCCGCCTGACGGATCCTTCATCAGCTTGTAGCTACTACCACTCTTCATCCAGTGATAACCATCTGGCGCTTTAACCTTCACTTTCTGCCTCCTTTATAGCTTTTTGCAAGGAGTATTGCCGTTTGCAAGCATGGCAAGATCCGCAAGTTAAAAAGCCCTCCGTAGTCTCTTTAGGCTTTCTACACGACCAGTACATTTCCCGCAACTCTTTCGGCATGGCGAAATAAACCCCAAGACTTCTTTCGAGCGGGACTTTGCTCATATAGTCAAATGGCGCAACCCACACTGGTTTTGCTTGTTTATTAATAAATAAGGCAGAAAAAATACTATATGCCTCGGCGCTTTCCTCTTTGCTCATGTTGTAGTCGCCAGTAAATACTGCAGCTACAGGCTCAGACATTGTTGCGACAACCCGTCCAGCTTGGAACAACGCCAAAGCCATGTCCCGCCCCCCAGGATACTTGGCTTTGTAAGAGTAAAAACTTGATGAAAACTCAAACGGACGCTGGTTTTGCTGGATCCAGGCTATGCTTTGCTGAATTGCATGGCCCTCTGCTTTTATCCTGCCTTCTGAGTTGTCGAGATGTATTGAATGTATATGAACATCAAAAGACGTATGCTCTAAAAGACTCCAAGCGAGAGAAATGCTGTCCATTCCGCCAGAGTACATAACTATTACTTTGTCTGACTTTCTTTTTAAAAGTCCATGATATTTTTGGGCTATATCAAGAGCTTCTTTTGTTTTTAAGCTATATGCATCCTCTAAAAATGCCAAAACAACCCCTTATTTGTTGTCACCACTTTTTGCACGACCAATATCGTGCTGTCAGCTTACTTGGAGGATTTGTATCACACTTGTGTCTAGCGCGGAATGACTTGCGACGAGCAGGTTGATCCTTCTTGATCGTCATCTTGGCATCGCCAAACCTAATCGTTTTGGTCTTGTCCCCCACCTTCGCTACCACCACGAACTTTTTGGTCGGATGGTTCGGGGTTCGTTTCGGCTTGTTGTACCCGCTTACGCCCGCGCGTACCAGTTTTGGGTCTTTTTTCGTAGCCATCCAGCCTAGCCTCCAACTGGTCTAATTGCTGCTTCAAGTCGCTCAACTGCTCCTTCTGCTTCTTGAAGGCTTCGTTGACCTGACCGAACAGGTTGTTGAGTTCCGTTTGTGTCATTAGCATTTTGCTGTTTACCCCTTAGCTCGCTTTCTTTGAGAAGTCTGTCTGCAACCTTGAGGCGTCTATCAAACTCTTTGTCGTCCTCGTTACCTTCCTTCAGGTTTCTGGTTACAGCATTAACAACGTCTATCTGAAGCTCTTGCGGGGCCAACTGGGCCTCAACCGCTAGCTTCTGCGCGCGAGCCTGGGACTCTGCGGCCTGACCATTTAGGGCCGATGTCTGGCTTTGTTGCAGGGCTATTTGCGCTTGTTGCGCCATCATAGCCATCTGCTGGGCTTGCGGATTAGGCTGACCTGCCTGCTGCATGGCCGCGATCAACTCTTCGCGGTTTGACAGGTTCATGTTTTCAATGATGCTTTGCATCAAGACTGGATACAGCGGGCTATCCTGTTTCATCGTCTGTAGAAGCTGGACTAGCTGAGTAACCTCGTATTCCCTGGCAATAATCCCGAGGGTACTCGTAGCAGTAAACTTATAATCCGCTACGGGGTAGTTTTCGGGGTCAAACTGCATATAGCGGTGAGCCGCTTTGGTTACGAAGGGCAGGAGGAAAGACTGCTGGAAATTAATAAGAGTACGCTTATGGCGCTTGATAATAGCGCCGAGAGACATACTGATGCCAGCGGCCGTTGCTTCACCATTAACCTGACCTGCGATTCCAGCAGAATCCACCGCCCCTGTAGCCTGTTGAACCATCTGCTGGAGGGCCGCGGCTTGACCAAACGTAATCTGGCTGACTTGTCCGAAGTTGAACGGCTGTAAGACTTCACGAGGATCCCCATTTGTTAGAATCATTTTGCCGGGGCGAACTTCCGGTTTAGCCCCTCTAGGAAGCCGTGTAGCGTCCACAGCGAGCATTGGGTGGATAGTGAGACTCAGGGCATCAATACGCGCGCGAAGCTCTGTATCAAGCGCTTTTTGGCTGTTATAGCCCTTCTCACATACGCCACGACCCCAGAACCGTCCAGGCACCACATCCCAAGGGAATGCGACAACAGGGCGGTCGTTCATCATGTAGGGGTTGGCTTCGGCCTTTAGAAGAGTTCCGCCATTAGCAATTACGACGATCGCTTCGACATACATCGAGTCTTCTTCTACCTCGACATCTTCCTTTTCCAAAAGCTCTTTGGGTACAAGGCCGTAGTATTTGGTTAAACGAACCTTGTCATCGTTGTAGATGGTCAGGTCTTGGTCGGGTTCCAAATCGGTATCTGGTGCCGCTGACTCAATTATTGCCTCACGATAGACACCTTGCTCTTGCAATATCTCTACGCTGTGACGGCTGACAAACTCATCGACTGCAACACCGTAGGCATCCTCAACTGAGGTAGCTACAGGGTCTATCAAAAAGTTCTGTGGCAATACCGGCTTGAGCTTTACGACTACACGATCGGTGATATTGACGCCTACCGCCTGAAGATCGCCACCCATAATCGGCTCGGTGGCAGGGGCCATTTCCTTGATTTCTTCAATGACGATTTCGCCAATGCCCGTGCCGAATACGGCTGAGTTAATCAAACATTCCGCTACGGCCTTACGAATCTTGCAGGCTTCAAAGTCTTCAGACAGCTTCTTCCTTAAAACCAAAGCGT